ATTATGGACTCGCATATTATAAACTAAACCTCGAGAGGAAAGAGAAACATGGCATTTTCAGAATCTCCAGCAATTACAGTCAGAGAGATCGACGCATCGGGTGTTGTACCCGCAGTCTCGTCCTCAACTGGTGCATTTGCTGGTAACTTCAGATGGGGGCCAGTAGAGCAAGCAACATTAGTTTCTAATGAAGCAGACCTCGCAGCCAAATTTGGCGCTCCTACAGAAACGCAGACGGTGGACTTCCACTCAGCTGCTTACTTTTTAAAGTATACAAACGCCCTGCAGGTCGTACGCGTTCTTGGTGACGCTGGCGAAGCTACGGGCGGCTATAACGCGTATAGCCACACTGAGGCCGCTTCTGGCCTTCAACCACGCGTAAAAGATACAGACGCTTTCGATAATGCTATAACTGGCTTCGATAGCGACAAACATTTGTTCATGGCAAGATGGCCAGGCGAGTTGGGTAACAGCTTGTCAGTTGCAGTATGTCCAATGGATATCGGCGACAGTGCATTTGGCAACTGGGCGTATAAGAACAGCTTTGATGCTGCTCCTAACACATCCCTCTTTGCTGAAGCTGAAGGTGCTCTTCACGATGAAGTTCACGTTGCAGTCGTTGATGCAGGTGGGAAGTTCTCTGGTACTAAAGGAACCGTTCTCGAAACATTCCCGTTTGTATCACTTGCCACAAACGCAAAGACAGCAGATGGATCATCTAACTACATTAAAGATGTGATCAACAGAACTTCCGGTTATATCTGGAATCCTGGTTTTGATTCTGATTTCACAGTAGCAAACGCTGGTAAACCTGCTACCTCCGGTCTTGACTATCAATTGTCAGCAGGTGTACGTGATGTTAAACTATATGCTATGGACTCCGGTTCAGACGCAACAGTATTGGATGTGGGTGACTACATCACTGGTTTTGACCAGTTTGAAGATAAAGATCAGATTCAAGTTGATTTCTTGATCGCTCCTTCAATGGCTAGCAAAACCGATGCTGTGACAATTACTAACGATCTTGTAAGCATTGCTCAGGGTACTCGTAAGGATTGTGTAGTAGTTGCATCACCCAACAAAAACGCTGTTGTTGGCGCCACTACGCCTGTCACAACATCACTTGAAACAACTGATGCTTTCACAGCTTCTTCATATCTTGTAGTAGATAATAACTACTTGAAAGTTTATGATAAGTACAACGATAACTTTATTAATATCCCAGCTGCTTCTTCTACAGCAGGTATTATGGCTGCAACTGATGTTAATGCTGCAGCATGGTTCTCGCCAGGTGGTCCTCGTAGAGGTCAATACTTGGGTGTAACAAGCATTGCATATTCGCCGAATAAAGCAGAACGTGACGTGCTTTATCGTAAGGGAGTTAACCCAATTGCAAATATTCCTGGCCAGGGTCTGCTACTATTTGGTGACAAAACCAAACTTGCTAGACCATCCGCATTCGACCGTATCAACGTACGGAGATTGTTCCTGGTTATCGAAAGAGCAATTGCCTTAGCAGCTCGTAACGTAATGTTCGAGTTCAATGATGAGTTTACAAGAGCCAACTTCGTTGGTGTTGTAGAACCATTCTTGAGAGATGTTCAGGGTCGTCGTGGTATCACAGACTTTAGAGTTGTGTGCGATGAGACCAACAACACATCTGCGGTAGTAGATCGTAACGAATTTGTGGCTACAATTCTAGTCAAACCAGCTCGTTCGATCAACTTTGTTACTCTTAATTTTGTTGCAGTAAGATCCGGCGTTGATTTCGCTGAAATCGCTGGCGTATAAGGGAGATAACAGATGGCAATTCTAGGCGTAGATTTCTTTAAAGCAAAACTAGCAGGTGGGGGCGCTCGTCCAAACCTGTTCCAAGTAACAATTAACTATCCAAGTTTTGTTGGTGGTAACACTGAGCAAGCGAGCTTTATGGTTCGTGCAGCTTCGTTGCCAGGCTCAACAATTCCTGAAATGATTGTTCCTTTCCGTGGCCGCCAGCTAAAGATTGCTGGCGATCGCACATTCGACAATTGGTCGACAACTATCATCAACGATGTAGACTTCGAGATTCGTGACAATATCGAAACTTGGATGAATGGCATGAATGAGCACAGAAACAATACTGGGCTTACAAATGTCGCTGACTATGTCGCTGACTTGAAAGTTGAGCAGTTGGACAAAGCTGGTGACGTTATCAAAGCATATAACTTCATTGGTGCATTTCCCACTGTATTGTCTCCAATCGAGCTTGCATACGATGCAAATGATCAGATTGAAGAGTTTACATGCGATTGGTCTTACCAATATTGGACCGCCGCAACAACGACCTAAATACAG